GTCGGTCTGTGGTCGCATCTTTGGCGACAAAGGATAGTTGACTACCTGGCAAGACAGTAACGTCATGCAGCCCGGGCATTATCCACCCCGGGAACTCCTCGAGAAACTCTTGGAGCGAGTCAACCATAGCGTCAGTGCACTCAAGGTCAGCAGTAACCTTGTTGTACGGTGAAGTTTCACCGCGCACACCAAACGTCGCGCCTGGTCCGAAGCGGAAGTCCATTTCCGAAAACGACGGAACCGGTCCGAGGATTTTTGCAATTTTTCGTTTCGCAGCAGAAATGATGCGATCAACGTGAGGTGCGAAATGAATCGACCCCATGCTCCAACCCTCCAACCGGAGGTTCGTTTTCATACACTGAACTTCTGCGCCAAGGAACTTCTTATACGCGACCGCCTCAGTGTCAATGCCGGTTTTAAGACCGGGAAACTTCGCGAGAAGTTTGACACTTTGGTAGTCGTCAAAGAAGTCTTTGGCGGACTTGTAGTTTCGAGGGTCTATCTTCTTTTCGGCAAGCTGCCTGTGCTCGTTGTATTTCAACAACAAAGCACAGGAAAGCGAAACCGGGGTGTTGATAGATTCGAAAATACGCGGCGCTAAGTCTAGAGCTGAGACCCTGCAGCGCACCCCATTCAGGGTGCGTCGCCTGGAACTACGTTTCAGGGACATCGTAGCCAACTCAGATCTGAGGCAGACGACTGAGAACGTTCATCAAGTTCGAGAAGTACATGTTAGTGTACTCATCGAACAAGGTGTAGTTCCCAGTATGCACCGTCCTTGTAGGATGGTGCTCAACGCGATACTCTTTCGAGATCCGTCGCGTGTGCTCAGGGAAGAGTTCAACCAGCTTGTTGCAGATCTCATGATCGCGCCTAGCCAGCTCCTCTTCAAGGTCCCGCCATTTGCGGGACAAGATCTCGAGGTGATAAACCTCGTTTTCCGTTTCATCGGAAACTACCGAAAATAGGAACCGCATTTGCCACGCCATCTGCGAAGACGGCGGGTCATACGATCCAACATCGGTATAAACCGAAGATACAAGAAGGTGGCGAACAAAGTTAGACATGAGATTACTCCAAGTACATGGTTGTTAAACTATCAAATACATGATAGTCGCTGTGGCTACTACCGAAACACGTCTTACGACGTAGAAGCACGGTTACCCTTAATAGGGCAGTTCGAACTTCTCCACTGCATCCGTCACGAAGCTGTTTGAAAGCAGCTGCAGGACGTACTTCTGCAGGTCCTTACGGTCCTGAAGAGAGCAGCGGTCAGGAAAAGTCATGTTCAACGTAGCCATCGGACGATAGCTCACAGTCGGAGCCGGCGCAATGCCGGAGACTGTGTTGTTGGACGTGACCTCCAGTTTCGGGGTCTCGATACGGATTTCCAGTTGGAGGTTCCGATTCGCAGTGTTCGACGGGCCTTTCGGCCTGTTGAGATTGAACGTCAGCTTGTTATAGCCGATGTACAAACCTGCGACCCGGTCCTCCAGGAGGGCAAAGTCCGCTTGAGTCTTCGCCGGGGCGAAGGTGTGTGCTACTGGCGTGCCCAAGGCATCGTTCAGTACAATAGGGGCAATTGCGGCCACTACGCGCTTTCTAAAGAAGCAGTCTGAAGTTGAGTTTTCAGGCTCAAACGCGCCAATATTCCTGAGGGAATCGCCGGGCATTACTGCCCATAGAATTCCTCACTCCCATTAGCGCGCTACGCTCGGCTTTACTGCCGGCGCCCACAGACCAGAGAAGAGACAAACCGCTTGCAATCTGCGTTTTAGACAGACTGAAATCGGCACCTACCAGATGGTACCGTGGAAAGCTGGTCATCGGGCTTCTGCCCTTAAACCTGCTAGTCCACGAGCCTTTGTGTTCACTCTCCCCATCCCGCGTATTAGGCGGAACAGGGAAGTTCCACTTGGCTCTACCACGCCCCTCAAATTCTCCACGATAAGAGCTTACGCCCTTAACGCGAGAGACCCCTTGGGGCGGAACTAGACCGTCAAAGAAGCTGCCGATAGGTATAAACCAGTCGACAACGAAGCTGAACGGAACTAGTTCCCAAGCTACGTTTAATGGGTTCGTCAGACCCAACTGACTAAGGGAATAAAGGAAGGGGTTATCAACCTCAAAGTTGATCTCATGCCACGCCCACAAGCCGCCGTAAAAGGCGAGCTCGTAGTCGCAGCTTCCTGCATTTACTCCCGAAGTCGCTAGCTCGACATCATACTCGTCTGATGCAGACGCGCGGCGCTTGACGACCATAGGTCGTTCATGACGCTTCTCTAGTGCTGACATTGCACCATAGACATCGCCCAATAAAGGGCGAACCGCATAGGAGTACTCCAACCACACGTTTGCAGCGGCATCGGGAACATCCCGAAACCGTTGTTTGCTAGACTTGGTCGTCTTAGAGACTTCCAGAGCCTTTAGCATACCTGAAACGTCGCCTTTACGGGCGGAGTGGAAGGCACGATAAAGTCTCAAACAGGCACTTTGGACGAAGGCAGCGGTTTCCCGCGCTTCGCCCAACGCAACACCGAGATCAATGTCTCGACTGTTGAGCT